GACTTTCGCCAACTGGTTGGACGGCTCTTTGAACGGCGTCTTTGCGAAGTTCAGACCCGCCTGCATCTTCAGCTTCAGATACTTGGTGTTCAACAGATACATGCTATCGGAAACACAGTCTCTGTCACCGATGACCGGTGCGCCACGGAAGGTGATGTCACCCTCTGCGCCGAGGCCGGCATTTGCATTCTGGCGGTTGCCAGAAGACGTAAAGCGCGTGTATCCAGTGCCCTCAAACAAAGACTCATATGCCCCATACTGGGTCATCGAGGTAATGATGAGGTTGGTCTTGTCATTGGCTTCCGATGCGTTGTTCCACACCGTCCCCATGTTGACTGGACCTTCAAACCGAGCGCCGGTCTGAGTGACAAAGGACGTGCCGCTGAACGTAGTACGTGCCGGCTCCCACCAGGTCTCGTTGCTGGCATTGATGCCGCCGAGGGTGGTGCCAGAAGACGTAGCGCAAATATCCTGCAAACCGAGGATCGACTTGCCAGACTGTGCGTTATGAATCGCGGCATTGATCGTGTCGAGCGACTTGGTCATGGCCTGCTTGGTCTTTGCCTCGAGCAGCTTCATGGCCGAATCGGAGGACCGTGCCTCTTTCTCCTCAGTCATTGAGATGACGATCGGAGTGGCAGAGTAACGGAAGTTGTAGAACGCTGCGGTGATTCCATCCGTGGAACCGGTGCTGAGAACGTCGAAGCCGTCGAACCACTCCGAGCTGCCCAGACCATACATGAGATCTTCCTGGATCTCCTTACCGCCGGTTTCCGTTTCCAATACGCCGGAACGGCGGAACCGTCCTACAGTGGGATACGCGTCACTGATGTTGTCCGTCAAGCGCTTGCGCTTGGCTCGCATTGTCAGGGTCCACGCGGCATCCCAGGTTTCAGTGGTAGATGTAGCTGCCATCTTTGAAATCCTTTACGGGAATTTAGCCGAAGCCGAGCTGTTTAAGCCCATCCATGACTTCGCCAGTTGAAAGTTCAGAACCTCCCGTTGGCGACACAGGTACCGGACTTGCCGGGGTGGTCTGTGACGCGGCTCCTGCTCTTACCAGTTGATCAGACGCTGACAGGTCCGCTGACTTCTGTGCCGCTATCCCACGGATCAGCTCGTAAGCTTCCGTTGGGGTGTAGGGGCGTTGAGTCGCTGGATTCTGTACAGATGAAAGCGCATTCACCTGCGCTGCATAGGCATCAATGTCAGGATACCTCTCTCGAGCTGCCTGGGCTGCTTCGTTCGATTCGTTGGCCCGATTCTGGAGCAGATGAACTGCCAATGCCTTAATCACGTCTTCGGATTGAGCTTGGCGTTGTTCATATGTTTCCAGGCGCGACCCCATCGTGTGCTGATTCAACGTCTGAACGAGGTCCAATGCCCTGGACTCTTCCTCCGTTAAAGTTGCACGTAATGCAGCCAATGGATCTTGTGCCTGTTGTGCAGGTGGTGCATTGAGTCTGGCCTCTAAAGCCTGAAGCCTTGCGGCAGTGGCTTCATTGGCTTTTCTGGCTTCAGCATTTGCCTGGGACTTGCGGGTGTAATCTGCCAGCAAGTGCCTTTCACGGTCGGTTGCTGTATTAGGATCCAGATTATCCAGATCCGCCGATGGCGCTTGTTGCGCCGGTGGACGAGGTTCATCAGTTGCTACAGGTGCTGTGGTTGGTTCTGCACTATTGTCAGCTTGCCGAGGTGTTGGTTCGTCATGGCTCATATCCTCATCGAGGTCTGAACCAATTTCGACTACCTCCTCGTCCGCTGCGGCAGAAAGTCCAACTTCACTGCCATCTGAGTCTGACGCACGTTCCGTCATCTATGGTGCCTCCAAATCAAAATCGCCCTGTGCAGCGCGGGTCAGAGCTTCAGCTTGTGCTGATTCCAACTCGGCTGCGTCCAGAAACTGTGAGTTGTTCTTCGATGCTCTTGCGGGCTGTTCCTCTGGCCGATAGCTCCGACTTCCGCCGGAAGGGTCAGAGGATTCCTGCAAGTCCATCTCCTTCATCAACTGCCTTTTGTGTTCGTAACTCTCCACCACCTGCCCCAATCCTGGCTCATACTTGCCATACATGGAGGAATGGGATCGGTGGATGTGGTTGGTTTTCTGTCGGCCCCATTCGGCCTGTTTGCCGCATTTACATTCGATCGTTTGCGGGATTTTCCCTTCACAGGGCCAATCGCGATACGACTTGTTGCATGATCCACAAAAGAAATCCCAGAGTCTGATCATATCAATTCTGTGCCCGATCAATCGCATTCGGCTGAGAAATGTCCTGCGCATTCGAGCGCACGGCAGAATCTATTCGTTGCACAGCCTGCTGTACGTCATTGCCGCCTCCACCCCCACCGCCACCGCCTTGGTCTGCCATGGAGGAAATCTTCCCTCCGCCGGAAACTCCTCCTTGAGCCTTCTGCTGGATGATCTGCTGATGCTCCTGGTGATGCTGTTGCACCATCTGCATGACCACCTGCTGGGTCTCTGGCGGCAGTTGGAGGAACTTGGCCGAGGACTGCTGAATGTTGGCGTGAATCGGCATATGGCTCTGGTGATCGTCTTGCGGGTTCACCGGAGCAGACTGCGGCTGGCCCGTAGCCGCCCACATGACCATCAGCTCGTTCTCGGTCTCTGCTGTCCTCATCGCGTCCCAGCGAGCCGTCTGACCGATCAGCTTCTCCTGGTTCGGCACTCGGAAAGCTCTCAGCAGATGCTTGATGGCTTCTGGTCGAGGAATTTCTGGGAGCTGGATCAAATAGTTGAACAGGGCCAGCGCATCCTCCCGCTCCAACTCCTCGAACATCGGCTTCATGGAGCCGGTCTCAATGTGGACCTTGAAACGAGCCTTCAGCAGGTCGCCTGTGACAGCCTGGTAAACCGGATCGTTGTCTGTTTCGGCCACATTGACCAGGAAGTTCTCTGGCGTATACCGCCGATCACTCATAATGCGGAGCGTATCGACCACCACTTCCTGGTAGAGGTCTCCGACGCGGCTCTGCATCCATTCTCGGTTAAGCTGTCCAAACGAAGCCTGCAACGAGGCTTGCGTGGCGGTGACTCGCGGCCCGCCGCCGGAAGCTACCTGGCTGACGTTTAGCACCTGTTCCTGATACTGCCGCAGATCTGATTCCACACCCAACTGATCGGGAGGAGGGTTGCCCTGTTGCAGCTCAGAGAAGGAGTTATGCACATCCTCCACCCACGCCAGCACCATGTCCTTGCCTTGGGTGACGGAGGTCTCGATGTCAGGGTTCTCTTTGCGCTCTGCTCGGCGTCCAAGAATGATGCGGGTTGCTCGATTGAGCAGATTCTTCCGCCTGGAGACCGATTCGATGATGCCCTTCTGCGTATCCTCTGCATAGGCCATCATCGGAAGGCCATACAGCTCGTCATGGCTCATATCCAGCGCCAATGAGCTATACGGGAAGCCATTCTTCACCAGATATCCACCGGTGGGCTTGAAGGTCCCGTCGATCATCTTTTCTTCGCCGGAAATGGGGTCGATTTCCAACTCGACTTTGCCGGCCAGGAAAGGATGAATGATGTCTTCGATGGGCTGCTTCACGCCATTGGCGAAGGTGTATCGGCGGCGGTGCATCCGATCGTGGACTTCTTTCAGCATCACATACTTGCCGTCCATTCTGGAGGACTTCCAGGCTTCCTCTTCCTCCGAGCTCTGAAACGGCTTCTGCTGGGTCTCCTCGAGGATGACGATCTCACTCTCTTCCTCGTTGAGCGGCTTGATCTCGTCCTTGAAACGGAATCTCGGGTCCTTCATCACCCACTCATGGGGGACCAGCATCTTTTCCCAGATGAACCGGCCATGGCCCACCTTGTGGGGTGGGGTCATCGGGTCTGCATAGACGTTGAACGGGCTCATCCGCTGCCAATAGACCATGCCGTTCTGCATGGCGTCGTTGGCGACATATGGTGGCACAATGTCGTTGTCCCCAGGGGGGTTCACGCCCGCCTTGAGCCAGCCACGGTAACAATAGAGCGAGTCGAACAATGCCTGCTGGACTTCGGGCTTCACGTCCATCAGCTCAAGCGCATCGTTGCCGACTCGCTCAAGTATATCAGAGGCGAATTCGATATCGCTGTTTTCGGCTTTGAAAAACACCTTTGGGTTCTGAAAGGCCACTGAGGTGATGATCATGCGGGTCAGTGGGTAAAACTGGCTGATTTTCTGCGTAGAGGTCTTGTTCAGCCCTTTAATCTTGAAATCGAGCTTGTATTGCTGGATCAGTCGGCGCCAGAGCTTGTGCTTGGGCTCCATCCACTTTTCGCCGGTGGCAAAGGTGTTTTCCCAAAACTTCACATGCTCCTCTGGCATGATCCGATCTTCATTGGGGGCCTTGCCATTGCCGTTAGTGTCTGGCTGGGCAATGTCTTTCGGGGTGAATTCGCTCATACTCTCGACGCCTCCAACTCTTCAAGTCCCTTGCAACAATCCTCGATATAGCCATTGTGCCAATGGCGAAGCTGATGATACCATCGAGCGTACCACGGCACCGATGCCAACCAATCGGCGTAGGCGTTTAAGAATTGCGTCCGCAAGACCAGCACTTGGGCATCGAGTGGCAATTCTGGAAACTTTACCAATGTGCTCATGCGAATTGCAGCTCCTCATGTGCGGTGCGTAGCCCAGAGATCAGATTGTTCCCCAGCATCGGGTTCCGATCCTGTGGGGCGCCGGCGTCTGTGGGGCCGTACATCTTCATCAGCCCATAGCGCCAATCGTCCGCGATGTGGTCGTTGGAGTTTTTGGTCTCGATGTCTTCAGGGTTCGATTTAGATCGTGGCAACGAGGGCATAATGTCCTTGGACTGCGGACACCAGCCGTCAAAGCAGTAGACTTTCTCTTTCACCAGTAGATCGTTAATAATCCGCCATCCGGTGATGCGGTCGTTGTTGGCCGGGGTCAAAAACAGGTCAAACTCAGAGAAAATATCTGCCGGCGAGTTGCTGACCACCTCATGCAGGGCTCGTTTGGCCCACATCGAGGGATCTGCGTAGATGGCCTCTGGCATCCTGCCGTTGGTGAAGGGGCAAGACTTGATCATCTTGGCGATATTCGCCGCTGACGTGGAGGCCGCATTGCCGCCCTCGTAGTATTCTGAGATTCGATATGCGTTTCCATCATAATCCTGGGTCCATAGGCCAAAGGACGTGGGAGCTGCCTCTCCGTAATCCAGCGATCCGAATAGCGGCCAATCGGCAGGGATCTCAAAGCTGGGAATAAAGATATGGTCATTGCGCCAGTTCTCGAAATAGGCCCCCAGCGCCACATTCCAATCCCCATCCATCCAGGCGCGGACCAATTCGGGGTCTCCCACCGACTCCAGGCGCTGTACATAGTGGGGATCTGCCTTGAGCAGGATCTTGTTGTCGGTGACCTTCCCCTTGATGAAGATGCGAGGCATCTGGGATTGGCCATCGTCTATGATCTCGGAGCCAGCAGGACACGGATCAATGAAGTATTGCTTCACCGGAATGTGTCCCACGCCACCAGGGTTGCCCGTTGCACGAATCCGTTTATAGGGAATCGGCGCTGTAGAGCGTAAACAGGCTTTGAGCTTGTGATACGGCGTGAGATTTGGCCAGTTGGGCAGCTCATCGTAGCCGATCCAGGTGTATTGGTGGCCCTGGTAGTGATCTGCATCTGAATCCGATTCCATATGTCTCAATCGGAGGGTGACGGTTCCCGTGGCGTGAGGAATGCGGAATTCGTGGACGCCGACCTTGTATTCAGTGCCTGGAAAGCCGCCGAAAAGGACTTTCTTGCCCTCCTCGACCACTTCATCCAGCTCGGGATAGGTGCGGCGGAAGATAATTCCCTTCCACGCAGATCCGTATTCCTGTATGTCACTGGCGAAATCTCCAAGCAGATAGCTGGTTTTCCCTGGTCCACGGGCACCCCCAAAGAACAATTCAGGAATAAATTGGGCGCGAATGGCCGCTTCCTGGGGGCCAACTTGTGGCTTCCAGGGGTTGGGGGTCCATCCTTCGCGCACTTCAGCCATAATCTATCTGCGTCCGCCCAGAGAAGGTGCGAGCTGGCCCAATGCTTCCTTGATCTGGGCTTCGACACCTGCGTTTGCATTCGCCTGCTGAGAAACTTCTGGTGGTCCAATTTCTTGGAGAGCAGGGTCAGATGGTGGCCCGCCCTGAAGGCTTTGCATCATCAGTTGCATTAGTTGCTCGGGAGCGATCCCGTATTTTTCGGCAAGCTGTGAAAGAATTGCCTCAATTTCTGGGGGAACAGATCCGGCCTGCGTGGGAGCCGGTTGCCGGCCCTGCTCGGGTGCGGCCTGCGGAGCAACCGCAGGATCTTCAGGATAGGGTAAACCTCCTGCGGGCATGATCAGCTTCCTCGAGCCTGGGAAAGCAGGCTGTTAATTCGGTTGAATTGAGCCTCGGTCACGTATCGTACCTGCTGGGCGCCGGCGCCCATGGAGATCTGCGCCGTATTCAGCAGATCCTGGGCCTCGGTAACGGCATCTGGCCGGTCGGCCACTGGCTCGGTGAGCGCTTCGATCACATCCTCACCGGTCTCCAATGGTTTGGCCTTCTTTTTCGCTTTGGCCTTCGGCTTTGCTTTTTCTTTCGACTTCGCCATGGTTCAATCCTCTGTTGTTGCCGATGGGGGTTCGAGCCTGGACCTCACAGCGGCGGCTATTTATCCAGGTTTAAGGGGCATCATCTACGTGGTGGAAGCGATCTGAAGCGCCTAAAGGAACTTACTTCTCCGCCAGGCAACAAAGGTTGTTTTGAAATCCCAGGCGGACCCTCTAACGAAGACATCTGGCGAACATTGTAATAATCGTTTGGATCAAGCATAATCAGAACCTGATGAGGCTTATTTCCTGTACGCCGCCCTCCTGTATGCGTTAAAGCATCGTAACCTTTACGTCGAAAATCCTCCGCTAACATCGAAAAAATATCATCAGCTTCATATGATATCATTCCTCTGATACCATCAAAATTGGCCGGGTCTGACAGATCCTTTTTTAAAGCGGCATATAAATCCTCAGTCGTAGCTGGAGGTTTTTTGACATCCCAAATTGGTTGGGATCTATCCCATTTTTCGTAGAATTCCTGTCCGCTCGTCCACTTTTTACTTAGGGCATTGCCAAGCTCAGTTCTTCCATCGGACAAAGGATCATAAGTGTGCTCGCGTAAAGACTGATCAAGATCGTTGAAAATCTCACGAACTTCGAGGGGTGCTTCTTCTTCGAGATCCAAAACCTTTCGGGGCTGTACTCGAGCCTCATATATTTTTTCTTCAATTTCTTCTGGATACGGAGGCATCCTCTTGCCGCGATTCTTCTGCACATCCCAGTCTTTTTTAGCTTGTCTATTAGCCTTTTGTGCGGCAGATATCGCATATCCCCGAGGAATTCCCGCTGCATTATCTGTCAAGTAGATTCCAGGGCCAAATAGATTGCGAGAAGATTTTGTTGCTGTTGGGTCTAAAATTTGGGGACTTAAATCACTTGCAGTCCCATGATACCAGTTTTTCGCCGCCACTATCGCAGGGTGAGACCTTTTTGCCATGCTTCCTAATGCACGTACCAATCCACGCAAATCAGCAGGCGACAACGGCACTTCAGAGAAGGTCGGCTCTGGCGGCAGATCACCGCCGAGGGCCACATCCATACGAGTTCGTTGCGGATAGTCTGTGGAGGGCAACCAATGTTCCCGGCCTGTAGTAGAAGACTTGGTGAAGGTATCATCCACAGGCGGCAACGTATTGATCTGCTGGGATTGGGTCGCATCCGGCTGGGCCATTTGCATCAGGGCCAATCGTTGCGCCACTCTCGGATTGCTCAATTGGTTGAGCATTATCCAATCTCGCTCTCTGGTGTCAACACGCGCATATCGGCGTCTGGGCGGGTATCTTCGCCTCGAGCCGCAGCTAACGCTCCCGGCGGCAGGTCCCTTGGCACCTCTGGCACCGGAACGGGTCGCTGATCCACCAGCTCGCCTTCGACGGCCCGTGAGCGGTTCATGTCCCGGTTCTGGGAAAGCCACTCATCGTAAGAGGCCGCTCGAGGAGGGAGATGGACTCCGACAGAGCCCGTATGGGTGACCTCAATCTGCTGCTTGTCATCCCCAACCTCCTGACGGATCGCCTGGAGAACCTTGATCTTCAGACTCGTCTGCGAATCCGTCAATTTGTCGAATATG